AACCCCCCACCCCACGTTTTGTCAAAGAACATAATATCCCCGTCCTTAGGGTACTTTGTGAGACTGTTTGGTGTCTTAAACCACTCAAGTTCAGAGGCGTTGTGGTAGAGATCACGGGCATGGCCCCAAATATGAGAAAGCCCCAAGTCCTTGATGTAAACCATGACAAGCCCAACACACTCGCCCTTATTAACGTCAGTATTACCTACGTTTCTAACCCCTGTGTATTTTTTGATAAATTCTTGTAAGGTCATATCTACCTACCTTGATACTTACCCTTCGGTTTGTCTCCGATGCCCCCTATCGCTTGGTGATTTGTTCTACTAAAGTAAAATCCAATAACCAAGAAGAATGCGTTTCGAAGCTCCTGATTCTCAATCCCCGCAACTCCGCTGTATATTACAGCAAAAGTAATACCCAAAGCAATACTAGCCTGGGTAAATTCCCAAATTATATTGACTTTCCTTTGCCCAGCGACAACCAAATCCTCCTGGTGGGTGGTCTTTGGAGCTAGGGGCAACTGTGTGTCGCTCACCTGCTCCATTTAGGCCCCCATCTTAAATAGGGTGAGAGCTATGGCGACGAGGCCGCCTGTAACCGATGTAATGAGTATCCAAAACGCTCTCTTGTATGAGTCAAACTCATCCTTTGACACAACCCTATTGGAGAGTTCGTCGGCTAGGTTCCTGCTGTCGGCGTCAAGTCTTTTGGTAAATTCGGTAAACTCTGCTCTTGTTATAAAGCTATCCGCTAAGGTTTTGAAAGCCACCTTTAGGTCGTCCATGCCCTTTTTCAAGTACTCTATGTTCGTCTCTATCTTGGCTACGCTTATATTGAGCCTTGAGAGGTCGGAGGTTGGTATCTCTTCTTGTTCTGCTTTGTTTTTCATGTTTCCTTTTAGGCCAGGTTATCCGATCTACTCAGCTCAGACCAGTTTCCCGCAGTTCTTCGTATGAGTACTATGGTGTCTGCCGTGTGTGTGAGGGAAAAGTCTGACCCAGATAAGTTAAGGTTTCCCGTTCCATCTTTCACAACTACTGTACGGGCAGCGCTTTCTGCCTGTAGTACTAAAAGGTCCCCTACATCTCCCCCGTTTATTGTGGCTAGGTCATCACTAGCCGCGTCAGATTCGGTGTCGATAGCGTGATATTTTCCAGTTACAGTTATAACCCCGGCGGATATGGTGAGCTCACTTGGCGCTCCGAAAGCCCCCGCGGCGGCGGGTATACCAGCTATTTCTGTGTCAACATACTGCTTGATTGACTGTTGGGTTGCAACCTTTGTATTAGAATTAGAAGACATATTGTCTTCGTCCAATACCTCGAAGCCATCAACTAAATCCCCGTCAGCGTTCCACTTCGCCGTGTAATTCTCAGTTCCTGCGGTTCCTGTAACAAGTTTAGTATCTGATCCCGTTTTTAAGGCGGAAGCTATCTCTGTGATTGCGTCTATAAAGTCCGCGGACACAGGGGCTATTAAATTACCGCCAGAGTCAAATAGGGTGTCTAGTAAGTCGTCGTAAGCCTTGGCAGTCCACACAAACTCAACGACTGAGCCTACGGAGTGGTCTTGGTCTGTCGATCCCCCAACGGCCCTTGTGAGTCCTGTTAGTGTGCTTCCTGAGGTTCCTGTGAATATGACATACTCCCTCACAGAGGCCGACTTCTCCTCCCCGCTGGTGTCAATACGGTTAATAACCACAATTCCAGCTTTATTCTGGATATTTGTGGTGTTGTTAAGTGTCATGGACGAAGTGTCGCCCTGATCCAACTGCGCATTTAACGTCTTTTGTAGTACCTCTACTGAGGGTGGATAGAATATAGTCATTTAATCATTCCCATTGTATGCCTCTCAAAAGAGGTTTTCTTGGTCTTTTTGCTAACCTTGTACTTTTTCGACTTCTTCATAGTAAAATCCTATCTTTGGTACTTGTAGGTTTGCAACCTAGTAAGCCCTTTTCTTCTTTCCATTTCCCTTAGTCTTGACAGTTCCCTGAATGTAGGAATTAGGGGCTTTGGTTACATCTCTTGATGTTCCACCAGCGCCTCTACCCGCACCCTGACCTCCATCTGCGTTAAGGTTTTGGAATTTGTCGGATCTTATACTTATCTTGTCTATGTTTTTACTTGCCATTCTTACACCCCCTTATAAGTTGAATTTAACTTGGTACTTAGGTTGTTCTACCTTCGGTGTTGATACTCTAAGGCTTGGTACTTGGGGAGCCTGTGGTATCTGATACCCCTCACTTAGCTTAATTCTAGGAATAGACGGGGATTTAGTAGAAAACTTTAACGGAACAAACTTAATCTTTTTCAGCTTCGCCCCACTTCCCCTACCTGTCATTTTGACCTTAGGCGCCCCTTCCTTACCAAACTCGGTGTTCTTAAGTGTCTTTCCTTCTTCTTTTGAGATAAACCCTTCGTCTACGAGATCATCAATAACTCCGGGGGCAAGAACCACCTTCCCAGCGACCTCCTTTCTCATACTTACAAGGGTTTCAAAGAGTTCCTCTCTATCCTGGATACCTGATATTTGTTCTCTAACAGCGATAGATTTGATTCGGTTGGTTTCGGAAGCTAGGTCGAAGTACTCAACATCTTCGTAGCTTAATCCTACAGATTCTATAGCTTGTTGCTTTTCTTCTGGCGAGAGGTTCAGTTCGTCATCGGTCAGTATGTCTCTAGCGGTTTTGTATGCTTTGGTCTCCCACTTTGCCCCCGCTACCGCCCCCTCTGGTCTCTCTCCTAGTTTGTCTAGGTCAAAAGCATAATATACGGCGGAGCTTTCCATCGTGGGGTCGGAGGGGAGGTTACCGGACTTGGATAACATATACGGTTGGGAGTTTTCGATCTTGCTCACAACACTCTCTACCTGTTCTCTTGAAAAGTAGGTAATTCCGCTTTCCTTTTCAAACTGCTCCATAGCCTCTTTGACATCCCCTTTACTCATCTCCCCCGATTCCAATTTGGGTCTTAGGGAAGCCTCGAAGGCTGTTTTTAATGCGTGGTCTTCCGGGGACAGATACCCTAAGTTCTTTTCGTTATTCTGGCCTCCCGCCCACAAAGGCATCCTGTGGTCCAGCTCGGTTGGAGAATCACCATCGTTGGCGAGACCCAACTCTCTCTCAACCACCACCGCGTCTCCCCTTATTTTCCTAACAGGCTGCCCTGTTGCGACTGCGGAAAAAGTATCTACCGGCTGGGTAAGCCCTGCTTGGATGTAGAGTTTTAACTTGCTTCCAGCGTCTTTGGGAGCATCCGGGGACTGCTCATACCTACTAATTGCTGATACGGACTGAATCTCCCCCAGACCCCTGTAAATGGCTAACTGCTTCTTAGTAAGGGATTTAACAGCCTTATCGGGGTCCCCTATCCTAGTGGTTTCAACAAACTTAGCTTTAACGGCCTGGCGGACATCTTTTGATAGATTGGACAACGCTCGTTCCTTTTCAGAGTCGGTCATCGTCTGGTAGTCACTAGAGGACATAAGCTGGTTAAAGTGTTTCTGGGTATTTGCCCCAATAGCCCCCTCTAACAAATCCTGCTGCTCTTGGGTTATATTCACCTTACCCGTTGCGGGGAATGTCTCTTTTTTAGATATAGACGGAGGGGTTACGCCATAACCTTCGTCTTGAAGCCTCCTTAGTTCCTGATTCAAGGGAGTTGCGGTTACAGCCTCTGTACTCCTGAAAGGATCGTAAAATCCCGAAAAGCCTTGTTGGTTAGGAATGGGGCGTCCAAACATATCCCTCCTTGGGTAGAGTGTCTGCCTTGCTCCAGGAATGTCCGCTTTGATTGCCTGAAAGCCGCCCTGTATCTCACGGGACTGTGAGTCGGTAGCTGTAGCAAACTTTCCAACTATGTTGGGTATTATCGAACCTGCTGTCTGTTCAACAAACCTCTCCCCAAATTTCTGAGGGTCATTTATTGCGCCCAACGCCCCCGAAACCCCCTGTAAGAAGGACTGCTCAGTAACGGACTTCCCTAACATCATAACTCCCCGGAAGAACGCTGTGTCCAAATCTTCCCCGTCGTCTTTTCTGGCCCTCTTTATCTCTCCCCCCATTGCCATCATTGTTAAGGCGGGTTGGATGTAATTTAGCGACCTCCAACTACCCCCCATATAAACGGAGAACGGCTGTTTTCCTTCCACTTCCCACAGTTTTCGTTCGTTCTGGTCTTTTGGATATTCGAGAGTCATTAACCCCTTATCATATAGGGCAGCTCCTAGAGACATAAGACCAAAAGTTCCGAGAATCGGCCTTGCTAGTTGTTGTGAAAAGGCGCGCTGATCGAATGTTCCCGACTTGACACCATCAATAATCCTTTTAATTGGTTTTAAATACCCGAAGGGAGAGAAGTCTACAACCTTTTCCGCTATGGACGACGGGACTCCCCTGAAGGGCGCGATAAACTCCATAAATCCTCTAACAATTGGGTTGCTTGAGTTCGCAAGTCTACCTCCTAGCTCCCCCAGAGCTGTATTGTCCTGAAAAACTACCCACCTGGCCTCGGCGTTAGCTAACTCTAATGCCTTTGAGGGGGGTGCTGACTCAAACGCCCGTCTGAATGCTAAGGCATCTGCCCCTTTTAGCCCCTGGTTTATCGCCTCGACCTTAGCCTGTTGCGCTAGGGAGTTTCTAAAAGCAGCGTAGTAGAATGGTTGATCTTGTGCCCCCATGAGCCTAAAAACACCGTCCACATAGCCCTCGGCGGCCTTTCCTAGTCTACTCTCACCAAAGTACACTTTCTTAACGTCAAACTTACTTAGCGGGTCGCGCCTTGGGTCAAATCCTGTCTTAAAATACTCTACGCCCTTAGTTCCCCCCTCCTTCATTCCCTGCAAAATTCCCCTAGGTGTTATGGCTACGCTTCTTTTTCCTGTAAAAATAGAGGTAAAGGAGTCTATGACCGTTGCTATAGCGTTCGTAGTTTGCGCCGCCACCCCCATACCCGTGTTCCCCACGAGGTTCCCTGCGGTTGTTGTTGGGGATGTCAAAAGACCTGCCTTCCAAACAGATATCGCTTGGTCCAACCCCGACTGAGGGGCGTATCTTGCGATCAACTCTGACATATTGTGTACCCCCATTTGATACTCAACGGAATCTGTGGGGAGTTTCTTTATAGAGTTGGACATTTCAAGTAGTTGTTCCGCGACCTCGTCTGGAAGGTTGTTATTGGTGATCTTTCGGGCGTAGTTCATCACGCCGTCAGGAGAGAATTTGTTAAACATCGCTACGGCCTGTATACCCTGTCCCGCGTCGGTTAGTTTTCTGGCGTAGGAGTCGTATAGCTCACTTGCTATATCAAATTCCCCCTTCAGGTCGTGGAATTTAATAAGTTCGTTTGCTAGGGCTGTGTTTTCAGCGGATACGGGGCCGTCCATAACTGCGCGTCTCGCGTCGTTCGGCGCATACTGAATTGTCTCCTGTGCTTTTTCTAGTACGAACTTATTGGTCTTTGGCTCGTAGGTAGAGCTGATAGTGCCTTTTAGCTGGTCAGAAACCTCGGCCTTCTTAATGGTTTCCCCGTAGCCCCTTGGTAACTCATCCCCCACGCCTTTAGTAGCTTGATTCCAGATGTCGGTTAGTTGTTTCTTATTTATATCGGGGAAGTTCTTTGTTTGGGACTTTACAAAATCCTTCGCACTCTTATACTTACGGGCTTCTTGTGCTAGGGGTTCTAGGTCTTTGGGGGTGTTCATATTCTTTTTTATATTCTTTGCTGGAAATTTCCCAATATCTCTTACGTCCCCGTCCGCACCCGCCGCGATATTGAAGGACTGCCTTTCCCCAAAGTCTTTTAATAAAGCACTTTCCTCTGGGGAGAGACTCTCCCCGGCCAGAAACCTCTGCTGTAGTTCGAGAGCCTTGCCTGTGTCTGGGTCTCCCAATATAAGCGCCTTGGCGGTATTGCCTACAAACTCCACCACGCCTCTAGCAAGTTTGTTAGCGTTGGGATTTCTCAGGGACAGCGGGTTGTTGTCGCTGGGATCAAGACCTATGTTTATCGGGGCTTCCTGCAAAACCCGCAACCTTGGTATTCCCGCCACAGCCTGATGAAGAAAAGGGACCGCCTCTGCCTGTCCGGCGCTGGAGAAATCCTCACTCCGCACTAACGTATCTAGATTACTCATTTCCTCGGTAAACCGCTGTCTTGCTCGTTGAGTATCCCTGTTAGCCTGTTCCGAAACGCCTGTGGTTGAGGTTCCTTTCTGATTTGTGGTTAGTGTGATTGGTCTATTGAGAGTTTGTTGTATCCGGGGGTTTGATTTAACGACGGTCTGCGCAACCCTCTGGGTAACGGGGGTTATTTTGTCAGTTTGCTGACGAACATTAGAAACTCCTCTTTGTGAGGCTTTGTTAGCCATACCCCGTAGCTTTTCAAGAATAGACTTTAGTAAATCGTCTTTGTCCATAGAGTAATACTATTTATAAGGCTAAGGGGTTTGCAATTTATGCGAACAGGTCTTCGCGTCTCTGAGGTGCGGCGATTCCTAGTAAGTCTTCGTCTCTGATTCTACCCGTTAGTGCTGGGTTACTTACAGGCTGTGTTCCGCCCATAGCTAATGCTGTTTGCGGGTTTCTGTTTGCACTTGCGTTAAACTCGCTTCCCGCCTGTTCTGCTCCTGACATTGACTGTGTATTGGACTGTGTCCATGCCTGAATCTCTTGGTCTGCTCGGTTTTTCATGGTATTTACGCTATTTGTAGCCTCTGCCATAGCAAGGTCGATTTGAAACGCTTGGTTTCTAAGATCTTGTAAAGCCTGAAGGCGCATATTAGCCTTAGCAGACTCATTCTCTGCCTTCATTCGTGTAATTTCTAGTAATTTATCCTGAAATGACCTTCTTGCTTCGCTTAAAGCACGGGTCTTTTGAGCCTCGATATTCTGTACGGCTGTGGTGTAGCGTTCATTAACGGTTTGTCTTGCCTGACCTACCTGTTGCATTAGGTTTTCAAAATTTTGCTGTATTTGCTGTTGATTTCTTTGCATCTCTCTACCTGCGAGGGCTGAGTATGCTTCCCCGGCGCTCGAAGCGCCGCCGAATCTTTGCTGACCGCCCATAGATAGCTCGTTAAATAATCTAACAGCGGCAGTTAAAGCGTCTTCTTTTCTCTGTCCGCCCTGTTCTTCCTGTGTTCCTAATTCCCTTTGTGAAATATCCCTCTCACCACTTAGGGTATTAACGCTCTCCCCATAAACGGAGCCTATGTCCGACTCTATACCGGGTTGACGTGCCTTAACCTTCTTTTCTGCTTCGCCTAGGAATTTATTTGTGGGGTTGAAGATATCGTTTATTTGTTGCTGTAGGAGTTGTTGCTGCCTTTGTGCTTCTTCTCTTGCTTTTCTTGCAGACTCTCCATCGGGGGATTTCTCGCCACCACCGGAGGAGTCACCAGAAGATCCGCCGGAGGAACTCGGCGAGAATGGCTGACCATAATCCGCGTAATATGTTAAATCGGGCCCCACTTTAACTGTTCCAGCAGCCCCACCAGAAACCGACGGGTCGTTGGTACGTTGCCTGTACGCCATGTCCTGGAGGTTTATCTGGCTCGTGTAATCTTGGAATGTCTGGTCTCCAGGTTGTGCGGGACCTATGAAGTTTGCAGGTAATACGGCCATATCGTTATAATAACCGGTTAGCGGTACAGGTTTGCAACCCTATACCCTCTGGCTTGAACTAAGTGATCCGCTTCCCATTTTGGCTGCCTTTAATTTAATTTCCAAAAGCTCAAAGTTTGAGTTAGCGCTGTTGGCCGTAACCTCAACCTGAACCAGACGAGCCTGTTTGAATAACGGTCCCCATCTTGTTAATTCATCTGATAGAACCGCAACGCTCGTACTGTTAGATGTTCCAAACTTAGCTGTCCCGAATTTATCAGCACCAAAACCTGAGAATCCAGCAGTAGCCGAACCTGTTATGGTAAAGGTTTTAGCAACTGATGACGACCCATCTCTGTCTTCAATTATCAAATTAACCGTGGTAGTTCCCTTAATCCCTCTAAATAAAACGTAGAAGAACTGAATTATATTAAGCACAGTCCAATCCCCAAAGGGTGTCTTTTTAGTCCTTAGAGTTTTATTAGTCGTAGTACCATCATCAGAGTCGGTAGCGGTGTCAAACCTGTACACCTGATTTGAGGCGTTCGCTCCAAGAACCCACCTCTCCGTTCCTGTACCGTCAACGTATTTGGTCATATGGGATACCCCGTAAGGGAATTTCCAAGGCCCAAGCCACGCGCCCCTTTCTCTGTCGTACACCACCATCTCCTTTTTCTGCGGAAAGGACAAGATATACTTCTTATCAACATATATGGCACACGCCCCCGTGTAGTCTGTGTCATTCAGGTCATCGAGGTAGGGTCTGATCTTAGCGGAAATCTCGTTTGTTCTAATAATGTTAAGAAAGTTTGGCTCATACCCGGTGACGTATAGCCCGTCTCTCCCGAAGTAAAAGGTGTCGTTTTCTACGGTTGCTATGGTTTTTTGTGAGGAACACCCCACCGCAGTTGAGATAGGCTGATACTGTGGGTCTAGCACCGCAAAGTTCCCTATAGTTACAAGCTGTGTTTCTACTAAATAAGAGCTTCTGTCCTTGTAAACCACGATTCTATCGGCGATTGGCTGTACCTCAACCCCTGTAATGTTATCTCCTGAGTCGGGATCGATGTAAATGTACCCACCACCATCAAGCCATGAGAATTTGGTGTGGTTTGGGTATCTTCCGGAAACCATAAGTTTATTGGGGTCGTCTTCTGGGACTACTAATAATCTATCTTTGTATTTTTTGATGAACTTTGACTTAACTCCCCCCGTAGTGTTGGTCAGAGGGGCCAGTATCGTAACTGACGCGGCATCTCCGCTGTCCACGTAGCTTGTGTTGTCAGGGCCAACAGAGGCTAAAAATGTCTCATCTCCCTGTCTTCCACGATAGATTTCATACCCTGAGAGGGTGGCGTGTGAGGGGCCTGTCCAAAACAGGTGGTATTGTGAGAGGGCGAGGTTACTTGGGACATTTTGTAACACGTAGCTCCCCGAAGGAGTGGTCTGGCCGCCGTTGGCCCCTACGGCCACGACCTGATACGAGAGGTTGTTGGGGCCGCTTACCCCGGAGAAGTTAGTAACCGAAAGCCCCGTTGGTGCGCCTATCTGTGAAAATACCGTCAGGTTACCTCCGGCGTATGAAGTAAATTCCTTATCCTCGGATACTATGTAGGTTTCTCCCCCTAATTGCTCCGTTCTAATCTGTGACCCCGATGGCCACGACTGCCCTGTGATTACAGTAGACCCCGTTCCGTCCTGTTTTACTAAATACCCTTCGTCTGATAGGGCTAGAAGCTCGTTTGTTTCGCCATCGTTTGATTTATATGTACCAAATCCTCTAATGGATCCTGTGGCATTTGCGGTGAAGTAGGTGACAGTCCCATACCTTCCCGTAGGAACACCCTTACCAACAAGCATTATGTTATCCGCAACGGAAAGCTCCTCGTTATCAAGCTCCGTTTCTCTTAAGAGTAAATTCAGCCCTTTTCTAAAGGACTTCCACTCCTCCTCTACGGGCTTTGCGGGTCGATATTTAACTGGGCCGCCGCCAAAATCTGGCACTATGCCTCCCTAGATAGTGGGTTTTGGAAGGTTGTTTTGGTTTTTCTTGCTCCTGATGTAGTCCCCTTCATCTCCCTGCCTAGCATATTAGCGAGTTGCCTGTCGGCCATCTGTTGTGCTACTTGGAACCTGTCGTCTGATCGAGAGTATAAAACATACGCCTCGGCTTTTCGGGCAACGACTTGAGGGTCTGATAGTTCGCACTTATCTGCAAGGGTTAGAAGCCCCGACGGGTATCGCTGATAAATAAATGATAGCTGATCCGTTGGTTCTATCTGATTGAATATAAGGTTGTACCCTTCTGAGGGGTTTCCTAGAACATAGCAGTATCTCTCTCCGCTGGATCTTTCGTACTTTTGCTCTACCTCGACAAGCTCCCATTCTTCCCAACCACCACTTAGGTAGAGTCTTGGGTTTTCCATAGCCTCTCTGAAATTGTCAGGCAAGGGAATGGTTGCAAGAGTTGTCGAGGTTGTCAAAAACTCTCTCTTAAACTCCGACAACTGACCTGTTGCAGCCGCGTCTAAAACGGCTTGGTTTGCGTAGTTTGCCCGTGTTGTAAGCTCTGTTCCCGAAGGGGAAGCCGCTTCAAGGTCCAGGACGGCGTTAATATCTATAAGTATTTCGGATAGAGTGCGGCTCATACCCAAATTATTAGATTAGAGGGTAGGGGTTTGCAACAACGCCCACTTGGGGGAGAGGTGCTCTGTCTCCATGTGTGACGCAAGTGTTGGTATCGGAGAGTACAACTTCCTTCGCCCTGTTATATCAACCCACATAGAGTGGTCCGCCCACCCGTGCTTTCTCATAGTATCCGCTTCTTTAACAAGTTCCCCGTACCCGCCGCCGAATGTTAAGGTTGTGGAGATTACGCTCTGCCAATGATGCCCTGCTGACAAAATGACCTCTCTTGGGTATTCGTGGGTCTTTTCATCGTAGTATCTAGGATGATCATATGGGGTTAAGAATGGGAGTTCCTGCACCGCCTTCTCTAGTATCTTCCCGCTTCCGGGTAAAAAGAAGTAGTCGTCCTCTATGAACATATAGCACTTCCCGCGCTCTAGTGCTAATTCTATCTGCCTGTGGAAAGAACCTACATTACCTTCCGCGAAGTAAGCGTAGTGGGACTCCTCAGTTTCCTCATCCTTGAATATCTCCCGAAGTTCGGGGGTGGGTTTGTCTAAAAGACACACCAAATCGTACTTAACGCCCTTAAAGGCCTCTTTGAATGAGCCGAAACACGCCCTAACAAGGTCTATCTTATCCCCTTCGATAGGCCTATTTTTGTTTGGGTTTCCTGTGCTACACGCGCGGTAGACTATAAACATCTTTTTATACCATCTTCCAGAGAGGTCTTGATTAAGTGCGGACTTCTTTTGGGGACAAACGCTAAGGTTTCCCCCCCTCTCTCCGGAGCCTCCACAACCTCCGAATCCGAGCCTATTAGATTTATGATAAGCTGAGAAACCGAAACCAGATCCTGGGAGAGCTCACTTGCTATATCAAGGGCCTTGTGTTCGCCCTCAACCATTTCCCCCATAAGCTCCACCAACCTATAGATGCAATCGTCTATATGGACAAAGTTCATCACCTTGTTTCTCCCCCCATACACCACGATGTCCTCGCCGCCCTTGGCCTTATGTATCGCCGTCTCTATAAACCTGTTGGGATGATTTCCCTCTCCGTAGATGTTGGAAAGCCTCGCTGATATAGCCCCAATTCCTAAAAACCTTGAAAATGCCGATAGAAACATCTCCCCACTAGCCTTACTTGCTCCGTAGGGATTGGTTAAGGAATAAACCTCCCTACTTGACGTATAGATTATATTCCTAGTATCCGTTTCGGCCATCCAATTGAGAACCTCCACCATAACCTGGACATTCTCCAGGGCCAGATCCGGCCTTGCTGTGGATTCGTAGGCGTTGGCGTTGGCGGCTAGATGGTAAACCATGTCAACTCCCTCATCGGGTAGGCTGTCCCCCCTGTCAAAACCAAATAGTTGGAAATCCTTGTGTAGTGCTTTCCACAGGTATTTTCCTATGAAACCCTTGTGTCCCGTAATCAAAATCTTTGGGTTGTCAGTTATCACCATCGGGCAGAACGCTCCTTCCGACGTAACCTAGAACCTTTTGCGCCTTCTTAACAGAGTATAGCGGCTCTGTGGGACTCTCTAAATCACAAGGAATATCGGGGTACTTCTCTTTCGCGAACGCTATGGTGTTGGGACAAAATTTATTAGTAGTTGGGTCGCCGATGTTGAATATATCCGAGGGGCCGTCGTACTCCATCAGCCGCCCCATAAATTCTTTTAGGTTATCCCTTGATACATGGGCGAACAGGTGTCCTTCAAACACTCCTAAACCCTGATCCAAGAGTCCGGGAGCTTCGAGCCTGAATATAAGTGCCTGTATATCCTCTTGCTCTAAAAGCCACTCCTCACAGGCAAGTTTCGTTTGTCCGTAATGATGTAGAGTTTCGGGAGGCGCTGTGTTTTCTTCCGTAATAGGAAGCCTTACAACGCGAGCGCCTTCGGGTCTGGACACTCCGTAGACTGCGCCTGAGGATGGGAATAGGATCTTTTTAACCCCGGCTTTTCTCATACACTCAACCACTTGCTTTGTACCCTCGAAATTCAAGTGCCAGTAGTCCTCCTTTGTCACTCCTTCCATAAACGGATGGGCGTAGGCCGCTAAATGAATGACAACATCCTTACCTCTCATGTTGCCAACAAGTCTTTCGGTATCGAAAATATCAAGCCCCTCTTTTATATCATATGGGGTACACTCAAACGAGTCCCACATTAGACTCCCAACTTCTCCTAGGCTCCCTGTAACGAGCGCTGTATAAGTTTTCTCCATCTTTCCCTTTGCCTTTCATATAAATCAAAATACTCTCCCTCGTTGTAGTTTTCATTCATTTCAAGCCCCTTAGCCTCTTTCTGTAGGTTTGTAAACACATTCGAAGCTCTTTCGTGCAGAACTTTAGCATACCCTGACACAACCGCCCACCCCTTGTCATCTAGTATCTTCTTTGATTCAATCCCAAGCCAAATATCACCGAATCTATCTAATCCTACTCTATGCCCCATGGGCGCAAAATACATATAAGGTAACATCTCTCGCCTAAAGGCGATGTTCATCCCACACATCGGGTACATAACACCTTTAGGTATAACACCCTTGTAAGCCTCTGTGGGTCGATTTCCGAGGACTAGCTGTGTGGGAGCGTCCCAATCCCTAACTCCATCCCAAACCCCATGAGAGAGCATTACAGGGGCTTCCGAGCGTATATTATAAGGGAAGCCCCTCATGTACTCTGTATAGGTACTCATCCAGCTTATAGGAACTTTCATATTAAGTGCGTCTATGTGGTCTTGTATGGGGTCTCCAACGGGCTTTGTGTCATCGTCTAGGGTTATTATGTATTCAACCCGAGGGCGGTGTTTGGCAATGAAAGCGAATCCTAAGTTCCTCACAACATCTGACTTGTTATAAATAAGGTCTGCGTGGTCGCGCAGAAGCTCCTCGGCAGTACAAGACGATTCGATGTCCCCCCCATCCTCCACCAGCATCGGCTCCTCACCATCGTGAACGGTTACCAAACGAACATTGTGTTTATCAAAGAGGGGTTGCCACGCTTCCAGGAACTCTTTGTAGCTTTCCTCCCTGACTGTGGGAACAACGACGCAGATCATACTTGGTATGTTATGAAAAATGAGATACTTCCGTCTTCGTTGGACATTATGTCTATTTTACCACTAGGGAACAACTTTTTCACCTCATCCTCGTTGTAGGTTCTGATATGCTCTTTATACTCGTCTGGAAAGTCCTCGTTTACCTCGTCACTATCTTGCCATTTAGGTAAGTTGATAAACACCCAACCCCCGTCTTTCACCGCTAGATTAACCGAGTCTCTCAAAATATAGGGGTCGAATACGTGTTCTAATACGTCAAATAGTATCGCCCCGTCAAACCTTTTTGGATACTTAACCCCTACCTTTGTTCCTTCTAACACCTCATAGGAAGCCATCGTTCCTGTAGCCATCCTTTTTGCCATACTTATCGTAAATGGGTCAAGGTCGATTCCTAGCACTTGTATACCCCTAAGTGCTAAGTGTCTACCAACCCACCCACTAAAGCAACCTACGTCAACCATTCTTCTTATGGGCTTGTCTTTTAGTTCTTCGAGTAGTTTCTGAAAAATAACTCTATTCTGCGCGTCTGGTGGGTCAACAAACCCTGAATTTTCCCTACCGTTGTTTTGAAAATCGGATATGGTATCAAGCCTTGTTTCGATACTCTTGAAAAGATCCGATGATAGGACCGCACCTCTAAATTTAACCGGGGAAGATTTACAAATCATATAGGAGTTTAGGATCTCGCCGTTATTGAAGCAGTATTTAGCTAGTTTTAGTACGTCATCGCCGGTCACGGTATTATTTCGAACTCTCTAAACGGGTGGTCCGCCATCTCCGGGATTATCCGTTTGCGTTTTAAGTCTGTCCAGTTCTGACCCGCGGGGGAATACGCTGGAAGTGAGGGCTTCCATTTAAGAAAAATGTCCTCGTACCAATCTTCAACAACGTCGCCGCTGTGTCCCCAGAACTTTACCTTCTTTTCGACTATCTTTGAGGGATACGCATACCCGTAATGGTGGTATTTAACTGGTAACTGTAACACCTGCACGTCTGTTCTATCAAACTGCGGGTGTCTAATCCACCTATGGGTAAGGGCTGGAGTGACCTTATAGACGTAGTTTACGGGTCCCTGACTACTGTGACTCCAGTAAAGGGAACGGTAGTAGTGCACTATTCCAACCCCATACACCAATGGTGGGTCGCGAGAAAGAGAGTTCTCTTTAACCTCCCTAACAAGTTTTTCAATCTCCTTCTTTTCCCACACCTCATCACTATCAACCAACATTGCATAGTCGACTAACCCGCGGCACTTATCTAAAATGAAGTTTCTCTGTTCGGTGTCGCTATCCCACTCGCCCTCGAACAAGGTGATCTTGCTCTCTGGGTCGTTTTCTTTAATAAACCTCATAATGACCTCCTTAGTGTTGTCTATAGGGCTAAACCTCCTACCCTCGTGGTTTTTCCAAGACTTTTTACCCAAAGCAATCAAAATATAATCCACATGGTCGTAGATGGAACGTAGGGAGTATTCTATAAAGTCAGCCCCATAAAAGATTGTGTAATTAGCGGATATTTTCATGTATTCCTATCCCCTGATGTTTTTTGGGGGTGGTGTGGAATAGAAACTCCTTATCCCCATCGGATTTAATCTCGTTCCAAAATTCAACAGCTCCCGTGGGTTCTTTTTCCCTTTGAACATCGTGGAACATACAAATCCTGGCGAATTTACCAACATTCTCATAATCCTTTTTAACACTTTCGTAATGGTGATCTGCGTCTATAAAGCATAGATCAAACTCCCTCTCCCTAATATCATCCGAAGTCCCCCTTATAAAATCTAGTTCTACAACGCTATTAACGAGCCTAAGAAGCCCCGGATCAAAATCTCTGTCTAAGTCAACCGCCAAAGCACTCTCAAGACCAAACCTTGCAAGGTATAGACAGATAAACGCCGTGCTGGAACCATACCAAGTGCCAATCTCCACATAAGACTTTATATTCCTATTAGATAGATAAACCAACGCCCCCGCTAACTGTTGGGGGGTTTGTAACATTCCAAGGTCAGGAGTCTTATAGGGGTCGTTCTCCTCACCGTAGGTTTTAATATCAGGCGTATCATATAGTCCCCATTCCCGTATCAAATCTGACACGAAATCCTCGTCGGACAGCGCGTCCAATGTTAGCGCCCTCATTCTCTCAGCTACGCCCCTTGCGGTTAAAATGGTCATTTATGCCTTTCAAAAATTGCTTTGTCGGGCCAATTCTCCCACATCTCTGCTATTTTATTATTAGTAGTCTCCCACGCCCTCTCAGTCTGACTTGTTAGGTGCTGTGCCATACAGGGTTCGCTCATAACGCACCGCATTCCGTTCTCTTTAATCCCCCAGCAACACTCCACATCGTCTAAATTAACAGGGATTTGATAGTCATTTATTGGTTTGTAGTATTTGGTCTTAAACCCCATCAAGTATCCAACAAAATAGTCACAATCCCCACCATCGACAGGTTCAAAGGGAAAGGATAGATCCCATGGCTTTCTAACAACGCACCCACGGGGACCTGATATGCCTATTGTGGGGTCTTCCAGCTTCTCAAGGATTGGTTTGTACCATTCGTGGGACACCATAGTATCATTATCAAGCCAGAAGCATATCTCAGTATCAACGAGTTCCATCTGCTCGTTTCTAGTGGCCGGACAGCCGACGTTCTCCTCTTTTCTAATCAAAGTGGTGCCTGGAAAGATCTCCTTAACAAGCTCTGATATAGGCTCAGTTGACCCGTTGTCTGTGAATATCAGCTTAAATGGAATATCCGTGTACTTCTTAAGCCTCTCAAGAAACTTTTTAGTCATGTCGTATTTGTTATAAGCCAAACTTACTATTGTTATCATAATATAGCCGTTAAAACTCCCGCATGGGTAATCCTCGTTCTTATTTTTTTCCTTCTTCCAATCTCCCAAGCAACTACTCGGTGAGTTCCGTCGAGTAACTTAAGTTTCCCAACTTTACCGCCTCTATTTGTTCTGGTGGTGAGAACAACAAGTCCCTGAGCGACAGGCAACCACTCAGATACGAAGTTGTTTATATATCTTTCCTCATACCCTTTATCTTCTAGGTCTGCAATCTCTTTTGCGGTGAGACTCCCGTGACCGGGGAAGTTGCTGACGTTTTTTATGTCCACCAACCTCGCTAGAGGTTTGATTGAAAACTCCCAATGAACACCCCGGCTTAATTCTACTGGTCTGGGGTGGGGAAATATCCACCCGTTTATTTTCTCTGTAGTTATCATTTGTCTAGTTTCTCCTCTCGTATAGCAGGGTACCCACCAACCTCAAACTTCTCCCACCCCTCTGTATTAAGGGGAAGCCCGTGGTGTCCTATATCTATACAGGTTGCGATGTTGGTATCGTCTATTATTACCTTATAATCCAACTCTAATGCTCGTTGGGAAAATTCGGAATTATCGAATCCCATTCCGTCATCGAAAAACTCATACCAACCATTCATTCTTTCAACAATACTCCTAGGAATCCCCGCGTAGTTCATTTCAAAGTCATAAGGGTTATCCGTCTCTCGTATTCCTTCAAACTTAACCCTGACATTTCTCCAGGAGAACTTCCCCACCACATCCAGGGAGCCGTCCCACCAATCCTCTTTATTCTTCTTATTAGGCTCTTTAGGGAAGAAGTACTGATCCACGGGTGCTAGGAGTGCGTTTGGACGGTGTCTGTAAAGGTCTACAAGGCTCTCTACTCCATTTTCGGGTATTAGTATGAAGTCTTGTAGGTAAACAAGTAACTCCCCTTTAGCCGCCTTCCAGCCTATGTTATTAGCTCTAACAAGCCCGTGTTTTCTCTTATAAGTTCCTAAAGCCTTATCTCCCCGAATGTATTTTATGTTCAAACCATAGGCTTCGGCATATTTCTTGGCTATTTCGGATCTATCTTCCTTATAGTCGTCAACTATGACCCATTCAAAGTTGTCATAAGTCTGTTGAGAGAGGTTTCGCGCCATTATGGCCCACCAGCCCTCCCTCATCGTGACCGTAACGACTGAAACAAGAGGGGTACTAATAGGATCTTCGATGGTCTTAACCCACTCTTTAGCCATCCTGTCCCATGTGAATTTCTTTGCAAACTTCTTAGCCTTTTTACTTTCCTCCTCCCACCTATCCTTATCCCCCATGAGACTTAGTAGTTCTTCTAAATACGTATCTTGTACTGTAATATCTTTTATATCCCCGTCTATCTTAATCCCGCTCCCTACGGTTTCTTTAAGGGCGAAGTCGTTCATGGTAACGGGAACTAGTCCATCCTTTTGGGCGTCTAGGGCCGTGATACAGTTAATCTCCGGGAACCATGTAGGATACGCCCATATACCGCACTTCTCTCTGACCGCTTTTAATTCTTCCTTCCCGACCCTGCCGTAGTGGAAGATGTTTTCCTGACCCATCATCTGTTGAACCGACTTCTTCCATTGCACTCTCTCAGGATTAGTGCTATTTACCCTGTCAAACAAATCCCAACCGTAACATATATGCAGTTGGGCGTTAGGGTACTTTTCTAAGATATCGGGCCACATGAATAGTAATGCGTCTAGGTTTCTGTCGTAGCTCGACCCCCAGAATAAGTTAAGTCGTTTGTTAATCATATTTCTTTAATGGGTTCCCCCTTAACCAATACACCATACCAAAGTCTTTTCTTCGCCTGTTGTACATAACAGAACATGGGTGAGAACAGAACTTCTGTTCCTTACGACCCTTCTTAAACTTCTTTTCACATTCCTTACACTTAGATTCCATTTGATATAACCTTCTTTTTAGAACTTGGTACGTTAGGGGCGTATTCCGAGTGGAACTTGCTCTTAACCATCAGCTTATCAATAGAATCAATCTGTGGTAAATGAGAGTTTTCCCCGAAGACGTCGTGTAAATCTACTAAGAACCTTTTGGCACTAATCCTTCCCGCTAGGTTTGATCTTCTCCATTGAATGAATGTACTAAATTTGTCTCTCACGTTAAATGTATAGAATGGTTTGTATAAAACGCCGTTGACCTCTATTTCCTTTTCGGGATCTCCGTATACGGTAACTTTATACCCTAGCTTGGTCCACTCCTCGGCCAGACGTATAACAGCCGTTTCTGACCCTCCTATACCCTTCTTTAGAGAGTCCCCGTCCCATTTCTCAAAGTGATTACCCCCAAAGTTAGCGTAGTAACAAATCTCCTTTTCTCCCCAAAGCTTGGGTTTTGAGTACCTTACTAGATACTTAGCCGCAAAGGGGAGGTTCTTGATGGCCGGGGGAAGTGACCCCAAGAGTCTTGGGACTAGGTTCTCCTGCTGTATCTCCACCAAATATCGCATGAGTTTGTGGGCGTGTTCGGCGGCTACGTCAAGGTCAGTCTGCCTGGCTACCTGCTCCAGGATCTCCCTATTCTCTTTGGTGGGGAGGTACTCGTATAACACCTTAATGGCTTGGTACGCCCGTCTTATATCTCTTTTAGCAAAATAGTAATAATTAAAAGATAGTTCAGCGAGTAAGGTTTTCATCTCAAGAATATTAGACATTGAGGATGTCCCCTCGCTAAAATCCAGCCTACGCCCAACATCCATCCAATGCCTCATCTCTCTGTATTGTCCTAAGTTAAAGCAAATTCTTGATAGGTGAAAGTATAAAAGTGGTGAATAGGGGTACTCTTGGATGGCTTTTAACAGAAACTCCTTAGCCTTCTCGTTCTCCCCTAAAAGCCCTAAACATTTACTCATAAGGGAACACGCCACCGCCCTCTCCTCATCCCACCCACTTTTGGATAGATACTCCTCGCCCATCTCAACACACCTCTGTAGTATTTCGGGATCCTTATCCTCAGCGTAAATTTTCATAAGATAAAGTATAGTCCTAGGATCGGCTTCTCCCTGTTTTCTCTCGTCCTCCAGCTCCAATTCCAGTAACTCCCTGTTCCTTAACATCCTTTTGTCCATGTCCTCTGGGGACATATCCCTATCCGCCCCCAAGTGTAGCCATGCGATAGGTTCTTTCTCCGAATACTTAACCCCTGCGTAAGAGTAGGTATCGGGGTCGGTAGGAACGGGAGTCTCATGGATTCTTTTCTTCCAAACGGTAGCTCCGGGGCGAATAAGTCTCTCCCTGTTCTGCACCATCTCCTCCCGAACGAAAGTGTTGATAGAAGGCTCCCCGTTAAACTCCGCACCATAGATATAGGTGAAGAACATACAGTCCAACCCTCTTTTCTTAGCAATTCCCGCGTAGTTTCTTAAGAGTTCGGGACTCATTATTACATCGTCCGAGTCCATCCATAATATATAGTCGTATCCTTTGGGTACTTGGGAAAAGTTGAAGTTTCTTTGTTCTGCAAAGTTCTTATTCCAATCTAGGTGTGATAGCTGTATTTTATCATGCCCAGAAGCCCAAATTTCGGTCTCTGTTGAGCTTTTGCCGTTAGTTGTGATAAACACCCCATCTACGTGCTCGTAAACGCTTAAAACGGCGTTTGTGAGCGACTCTAACTCCTCGTCACCTTTGGTTATTAGACAAAGCGCGAGTCTCATAGTTGATTGGCCATTCTAAAAATTGGGTATCTTTTAACAAGCTTCATCCATTCTTCCCTGTTACTTCCCTTAAATTCGGGGAGGAGCTTTTTCATTAAATCGTAGATAAATGGTGGGACTGATGCTAAAGATCTTCCTGTTTGCTTGTGTACTTGTTCTCTAGCGGACATCTCCTCTTTTTTGTACTCCGCCCTCATAGCGAACCACTCTTTGGACTCTTTGGGGTACAGATCCTGCCATAGGGAAATGATAATGTTCATCACCTTCTCTCCCGATTGGGAGAAGGGGTCTTTTGGGGAGCCGAGTCTTTCGTAGGCATCCATCAGCATTTTTGTACTAGATACTGCGACGCCGGGGATAACCTCGTAGTCTTCGCCGTCCATCTTGACCACTTTCGTTCCTCTGCTTACTGGTTTGCTAAGTGGGTTTAGTAGGTCGGCCATCGGGGGGATTCTAGCACATCAGAGAGGGGACTGACAAGTAACGCAAAACCCCTCCGTAGAGGGGTCTGCGAAAGTTTCTAGCTAGTTAAACTTTAGAGTCCAGCGTTGTAACCAGTCCTCTTTACACTTGCTTTCTCGTTATAAGAAATAAGAGTAAATTCTGTGATGTACACACCGTTTTCTCGGTCACCGTCTTTAGCACGGTCTTCCCAGTGAGGTTCACCAGAGTTGATCAAGAACGAGTGCTCAAACATGTCTTCACGAACACCAAGAACTGTTAGAGTTCCTGCTGCGCTGTTCACATCTTTGTGTGCGAGGATCTTGACTGTTTGTCCAACCTCAGAGTCGTATACACGAATCTCTTGGGTTAGTCTTTTGTCAGAAGCCTCTACGTTCCTTGTCAAGTTGGTCCCGAATGTGGCAACACGTCGCTTAATCACGACGGGAGCTGCCAGAACATCCATTACGTAGGAAGATCCTACTGCGTCCCAAGAGTCCTGAACGATGTCGTTTAGCTCGGTTTCTGTAAACGATTGTCCTGAACTTCTTGCTGTGACGTTAGTGGAGATAGCGCCGTCAATACCGGCCAACTCACGTGCTGTGTCTGTTGCACCAACAGCGATTGAGCCGTTGACAGTTGCGTATTCCATGGAGGCTTTAAGCCTTCTTAGCGCCCTCTCTTTTTCCACACCCATTGCATCTTCGCCTGTAACATTTGCGATAGAAGCACGAGTTCGTGAAAGTCTGATAGGCTCATCCAAGATGACTGTTCTGTTGCTCGAACGAGTTTCTACTTGCAAGTCTGGGTAGCTGGTTGCAGCACCTTCGATCTCGCCGTCAATAGAAGTTGGTCGCTCCTCATGGTATAGGTTCCACTCATGTAACGTGTTCATAGCCGGTCCTGCAACGCCTAGGTTGGAGATGAAGTAAACATCTTCGTTAGGGGAAATGTCCTTGATAATGTCAAGAACCGACTCCCTTAACTCTCCGCCGGGGGTTGTTCCGCCTTGAGCTTGATATGTGTCTTTTCCGAATGTCATATTAGTATCCTTTCTATACTTTGAACTTAATACTTCAAGCAATAGGTTTAGGGAAGTGCTCGGTTTATCGTGGGAGCATCACACGACTATGCTTGTAAGTATTAAAGTGGATATAGTAAGGGGTTTGCAACTAGAGTATTTAGGTCTATTTAGGTCTGAAAAGGGCTATTTGGGGCTATTACTGACCTCTGCGTCGTAATAGTTCTGCTAAAGCACCTTTTTTACCAGCCTGTACCTTAGCTTTGAGTGCTTCTTCTTCTTCGTTCTCGTAGTATCCTACGGCTGACGAAGATCTAGGTCTTGTGGCGTTAATTTGTGCCTTTGCGTTGTCTTTTTCTTCTTTTTGTGCTTTTTCTTCTTTAGTCACTTGTTGTTCCTTGTAAAATACATCGTAACCCTTCTCGGCAGCAGATAGCGGATCTTGTTTCCCCTCCATCATCTGACCAATTAGTTCGTTTCTGACAAATTCCCAGTATCTAGAGTCGAAACTCTCGCTTTCAGGGTCTAGCTGTGGGTACTTCTCGTGTACTGTCTGCATTGTAGCAGATTTCTGTTGTTCTTGTTGGGCTACTTCAACCCTTCGTGCGTGTTCAAGAGCCTTTTCGGCAGCCTGTTTAGAGTTTTTCGCGCTTGTATCAAGGTCCCTCAGGGTGTTTAGGAGTTTATTTCCATCCACAAACCCTTGGTCGTCAACCATCGACCTAAATACCTGGTCAATATCCCCCTGTTGTAGGGTCTGGAACTGCTCCGCTTGTGGAGCTTGTTGTACCGGAGCTTCGTATTTTTCTTCGGGGGTAAGGGAACTTAGTACATCCTTGTACTTCTTGTTCTCGTCCTTAAGACCGTCTATGTATTTTTTAGTTCTTTCGGGGTTCTTGGAGTTTTCAAGGGCGTCCTCCTCGGTAGGTGTCGCATCTGGTTCTAGAACCTCCTCTGCGCCCTCTACATTGTCCTCTACGGGCGTTTCTACTACTTCTGGGGCTTCAACTACTTCTGGGGTTTCTACTGTATCTTCGGGCATTTCGTCCTTTATACCATACAATTATTTACTAAGCAATCTGTATAACTCGTCAAGTCTTGGTCCTGACCACGCAGCGCCACACGGGCATCTTAAGATGCCGCTCTCAAACTTAACATTCTCATGCTTACATCTTTTAAGATTAACCTCAACGGTTTCGCTTCTGGCCTCGTACTTCTCAATGTCCTCACTTAGATTTAGTGGTTTTAGTGTCGTCATTAGTTCCTAGACTATAATCCATTTTAGGATCTGAGATTTGTTTGGATAGGTTCTGTGCGAGTTTGCCGGAATTACTTAGGGTGTTAAATATCTCTCTAAAGGCGTCGGCCTTGCCGTACTGCTCTGTGTATTGTTTATGAAATTCCTCCGGGGACTTGGATACCGACGGGTCCGGCCATTTGTTCTGGAACGCCTCCTCCAACAGGGGCTTGAGATACTCCTGGCAGTCCTTCGACTCCCATAGCCTGTGGAGTCCCTCCCATTTGGCCATTTGTGTTTTGAGTAGGTCCTTGGACATCTATTTTACTAAAAAATCTTTCCGAGTCGGTTAATCCCAATCCTTCGAGGGTGGACCTTAGCAACTCTTTAACATTGGGCCTGTACCCATCCTGTTGGAGCAATTGTAGCACAACGGGGTTAGATGTAAATAGTGCAATCGCCTGTTGTCTTGCCTGGGCTAGTTCCTCACCAGCACCCATACTCATAGACTTAACATCTGGTACATAGTCATAGGTTCCCTCTAAGTCCTTCGGAACTATCGACACTTCTGCTGAATCGTCTGTGTCGTTAATCCTCATCTTAGTTTTAGCGTTTATCTTTGTAGGATCTTTCTCGTTTGGATTATCAAACACAGGGAATTTAGGCATGGAAGCTGTTTCGTGTAATACTTCGATCTCCGAGTCGGTCATGTCAGGAGACTGCTGGATGATATCCCCAATCATCTGCATTGCCGCAGGATCAATCTCCGTGCCATCAAGCCCTGCCCGTTTGAAGTAGTTGTACTGTTCTTGTCCTATTATTCTTATGATGTGCTCTTGTTTATCGGGATCGGAGAATAGGAACTGTTGGTTATTTGATAACCACATCATCATAATATCTTTTATAAACTCGGCTAAGTCGTTCTGATTCTTCTGATCTCTGTTATTCTGCTGTCTTGTAGTAGCTCGAATCTCTGTTGCGGTCTTGTCATCGTCTGCGAATGGTCCAAAGTTTGAAATACCTTGAGACATATCCCCCATAGCAACGTTGAAAGCCGCTTTAAGCGCTTGATAGGTGGTTTGGAAGAACGCTAATGTATTCCCGCCTGAACTCATCTCCTCTATAGCGTCTTGTCTGTCAACTATCCATTGAGCGCCCGGACCATATTGAATAGTCTCAACCCTTGTTGCGTTCTCTATAATCTTAAGCGGCGGTCGGATCTTTAGGATGACCTCGTCCATGTAGGCACATACGGTAGCTTGGATAGCTTTCCACAAAGGTAGTACAGGCTCGGCTTCGCTCTCCCCCAACGGGTCGTCCTGTAACGGGTAGTATCTTAACTGAGCAATAGGGATTCTGCCGTGATCGTAGGGGTTTTTAATATCTCTTAGTATAATATCGTAATCGGGAGCGAATGTTACCCACCTATCGGTTCTAAACTCTGTAGCGATCTTAACTACAGGAAACGCCATATCCTCCCCTGTACGGTCTTCTAACCCTCTTAATTGCTTAACCCGCGCTATATACTCAGTATTTCTTGTGGTGGATCTCTTTTGCCCCAATTTCTCGGAAAGTTTGGTCTTTAGTTTAGAAAGGTTCTTATAAATAGGCTTCCCACTAGCGTCAAGCTGATTCTCTAAATCCTCGACCTTAGCCCACTCTCTTAACTGAAACCACTTAGCATCCCTTATATGATTGGCTGTGGGGTCAATACCACAATCCCTTATGTCCAGGGGGTACATCTCGTTACCCTCAAAGACTAGCTCCCCGTCGTTGTCCTTTTCTACTCTCCACATTACATAGGCGAATTTAGACTGATAGAGCCTTGCGTCCATGTCTGAGATGGACATTTTGGTCTGCATTGAGCCTCCATCATTGGCAGACTCCCATTGAAAGTCGAGTAAAGCGTTGTTGATTTGAGCGCCGATAGTGTCAGCGCCCTCTCTTGGCACAAGCCTCCCTCTGAGTTTTGAATTGATTAACCGCCCGTTTTTTTCAATTAGTGAGGTTCTAAGCACCGGGTCAACTATTCTTGTGGTGTAGGGCCAATCGTTGGGTAACTTCCCATAGTAGGCATCGGTGATGTCGTTCCACCCACCCTTACGGTTAAGACGCTTCTCCATGTCCTGCGTCCACATCTCGTAATGTTGTGATATTTCTTTTAGGATCTCCGCCATGACTTATATTCTACTAGGTAACGATAGTAGGTTTGCAAACTCTCCTACGCTAACCCTCACAACTTTAACCACGTCTGAAAAAACTGTGTACCCCTCCTCTACCGCCCTGTGCTTACAGTCAGAGCAAACTCTTACAAACTCGCGCCTAATATCCTCGTCTAAGGGAAGCATATATGCCGGGGATTCCCTGCTTTGCCTCTCTTTACAAGACTGGCAGTACCATATATCCAAGTCCTCAATCACCATTCCTCTCCTCCCACCGCCGTACTTATCCCAACCATACATTTTCTTGGTTTCCTTCACTCTAGGCTCCATTTCTTTATCTCTTGTTTGTTCCTCTCGGCGATCATGGTAGCTGATTGTTTGTCTACGGGTATAAAGGATACCGCCCAATATCTTAGTGCTGCCATAAGGTCGTAATGTCCCCCTGTGGGGTCGTCGGACTCGTCAAGAACGGAGATTATATTATCCGAGCCTTTAATGATCTCTCTCCACTTAAGGTTTTCTATCTGTTTTATGAATGGCTGGTTCTCTGGCGTGTCGAATACGAATAATCTAGGCGCGTTCTCTATCTCCCTACCATCGGGGAGTTTGATTGTATGGCCTTCTGCGGGTTTTAGTAACTCATTTACCTTCTCTACCCCATACTCCACCCAACCTTTACTATTCTGTCCCATTTCCTTAACAGCCGGTTGGATCGATAGTCCATACTTGTTAAATTCGAGAAACCATTGCGCTCCTGAAGGGTCGCCCCACCTTGGAACTACACCGTCATTGAAATCCTGTGCTAGTACGACCTTGGCGTGTTCCTCTATATGTCTCCCACTATCCATGTAACAAGTAGTGAGAAAGTGTACCCTGTCCCTATTTGTTGCAAACTTAGGCGAAGCCGTGAAGTGAGTTGCGCCGTAATCAAAACCCCTGGATTTCTGCCACTCAGAAGGAACTTCGAAGGGTTTTATTACATGAACCTGTCTATCCCATGGTTTGAATACCGATCCTGTGAACTTTCTAAAGTCAGCCATATACTCCTGATAGAAAGCGTCTTCGGTTAGTTCTTTTTTAGCTTGATCTATCTCCGTTTTAGGTATGAATGGGTTATCGTATGATGAGAATCGCCACGATTTATACTCCCCGTCTTCTTGTCCTAGTTGATATAGTTCATGGAAGTGATTAAACCCCTTAGGCGTTGAAATAAAGATAGCCGGGGCTGCGTAGTCTGTTAGTGTTGGTCGTAATACCTCTTGCCACAACCAATTCCAATTACGAATCGAGGCTATCTCATCCACTACCAATCCCCTTAGTTTGATCCCTCGCAGGGCGTCTGGGTTCTCAGAGCCTTTAAGTTCGATTATCGAGCCGTTTTTTAATGTAATGGAGAGTTCTACTTCGTTCTTCTTAGTAACCCACCCTCTTGGTATCTCCTTATTTAGCTCCCTCCAGTGTATCATCTTACTAGCTTTGTATGTAGGGGAGACTATCCAATATAATCCATTCTCCTCGACCGCCCACTTCAAAATCAAGAGCCTACTCAAAACAGATTTCCCACTACGGCGCCCTGCGCATATAACCCTAAACCTATGTGGGTCGTTAGCAACCTCCATTTGCCACGGGTTAAGTTTAACAGTGGCCATAATGCTCCATCCTGCGGCACTCTTTGCATAGAGTCCTGCCATTATCCACATCCACAGCGAGTTCGGGAAACTCCGAGAATTGCTTAATGTGATGCACTACCAAGCCCTCTCTATACCCACATGATACACACGCGTTGTTGTCCCTGTCTAGGACTTTCTTGCGCCACTCCCGATAGTCGGAACTTTTCCTTTTCTTCCATAATGTGTCGTGAATAAATGGGCGCATTTCTTCTATATAAACCTCCGGCGATACCCCGCGTCTTTCAGCCTGAACACCTACCCCTCGGCAGTAGTAGGAACAGTACCTTCTCCCTGCGCGACTCTTGGGCACAAGAGACTTCCTGCCGCAAACCGAACACTTTATCTCCACACGGGACTTGCTCTTTTCTACACGGCATTCCTTGCTACAAAAGAACTCCCCCGTCAAATTCCTATCGACACACGACTTTTGCTTGGTTACTGGCCTACCACACCAGGCACAGTGCGTATCCTCACTCTTATAGGCACGGACACAGGGGTAGGAACAAAACTTTGTTTCCTCCCACTGTGCCTGTGATAGCTTGGGGTTACGAACTACCTCATTACCACAGTTACGACAAGAAATGTGAGTGTCTTGTGCTACCTCAAGCTGAGTTTGGTGTAGTTTTACTTTTGCCATCCTCGAATACCTTTCCTCCCATCGGATAATGCTCCTCACAAAAGAACTCCATCTTGCACTCAAGGTAAGTTTCCCCTGTGTTTGTGTTCATTACATCGTCCCCATGAAAACAGTGTGCAACGACACGGCCCGACGATCCACCACATACTTTGCATGGCTCAATGGGACTACCGAAATTGCTTCCTGCATAACTGATTGGTGCCATCTACTCATTCCCCCCACTCACAAATTCAACACTCATCTCTCCACCTGCTATATTAACCTGCGTGTTTGGCTGGTTCTTCCCCACCCCAACCCTATCAAGTATCTCTTTAGCGGCCTCCATCTTGTTTCCCCGTTCTTCTAGTGCTTCTACGAACACTTCTGCCGCCCTATCGCTTCCCATTCGTAAGGTCTTGAGTGCTCGTTCGGGTATTTCGTCCATGTATTTATGCAGCCCGTACTTATTCATCCTAAGCCAAAGTGCTTGAGGCGATATATTTAATGCTTGTGCCGCGCCTTTCCTAGTCGTGTGCGTTAAAAGCGAGGTTAATGTCTCTTTTCCATCGGCGTCTAAAGATAAACCTTCATCAAGCACTTCCTCTGGTTGAGTGCTAGACTTGGGCATTGGCTATTATCCCTTTAACTATATAAATCTGATCGTAGGTTCCGTCCTGGTTGTCCTCTTGCTCGATCTTTGTAACATCCCCCTGCACCACTAGAGTAACCTCATCGCCGAGGTTTAGTTCATTGGGTATTGTTATTTTAGAAGTGGAAATCTTAACAAGATGCTCATTGACTCTCTTGGGCATGAGTAACTTATATCATCTCCTAAGACATTGTGCAATAACAGGCGCTCTGCATTGTCTAATGGGGTCCGGCCTAGAGGCTATCAAGTACCCCAGGATCGAAACTTCAGCAACTAACATTAGGAATAATATCTTGATTACGTTAATTACCCCCTCTCAAGAGAAAAAAACCTGCTACCACCATAAGCCCCACCAGAATAAGCAAAGTTATACACCCAGCTATGAAGTCTTTTCGGCGTTCTTGTATTCGGCGGTCTACAGACTCTCTGTCAACTCCCCACCTTCTTCTTTCCGCTTCCAACCTCTCGGCAAATTCCTCGTCTCCGTCGTGGTTTGCAGCAGCCAGAACGGCTTTACCGTAGTCGCTAAGCTCTTCCTTCGGTTTTATACTATCTCTCTTATTCCTCTCAACAAGCCATTCCGAGTCTATCTGCCATTGGGGTTTTATACTATCTATTTTCTCCGCTATTGTGGGTACGCCCTTATACTCCAAAGTAGTTTCCCCAAAATCAACACCTTCCTTAAACCCCGCTTTCTCTAGCGCACGCTTCAGCTTCTTTAACGACGCCCATTTGTTTACAAGCCAAATCTTCTCAGTCATGTTTGTTTTCCTTCAGATAGGCTTTTTAGATATTCCTGTGTGGCTTGTCCCCCGTCCATATACTTATACCCCAGACTGTTCTCGGAAAAGTATATCTGTGCCTCATTTGACCATTTGTAACCCAACCCACTCATAAACCGACTTATATCGCTTGTCGTATGACCAGAAGGTACTGCGTTCATTTGTTCTTTGCTATTCAGGTATATCTTTTCAGTCATGTTAGTCTTTTAATAATTTCCATATCCTAACCCTCCATAACGGGCTAGGGATAGAAACTACTCGTTTACTCTTCCAGCTTCTAAGATTGGTAATCCCGCCTCTGTTGGCAAGTATATTACTGTTTTGTCATTTAGATTGGTCTGCTGTCTAACCCACAAATATCTAATATACTGCTCGGTTAGAGTTCCCCCCTCAATCTTTATAGCTTCTGCCGCACCTTTTGCCCTCTCAACTTCAGATTGTGCATTTAGCTTCTCGGATTCAAGGTTGGCTTGTGCCTCCTCTATCTGGATTTGTCTGTTCCATGTAGCCTCAGCCAATTCAGCCCTACCCCTCATTTCTCGACTCCAGACACTGTATTGCGGCATTACCCACATAAGGAGTGCTACAAAAGCCACTACCAAGGCTGCTATTAAAACCCAACCAAACCCATTTAAGTTACCGTATTCATCATTCATTTATAACACCCCCTTTTATTCTTTTAATTAGTTTCATGTTCTTTTTTCAGCCCCGTAAACATAATAAGTGTTTTCATATTCTTCTTGGAGGCTCTAGTGGGCTAGGGATTGAACCTAGCACGCCTTGGGGACGGTTACTCGAGTTTACCCCATACCATTTGCAGTTTGTCGGCTCTAACCCGACACCAAGCTCCTTACTTTCTCCCGCTTGGCACTTGCGTCTGTACTTCCGCCACCACTAAAGCACTCCCAAGAGAGTTGTTGAGTGGTTTGAGGCGACCCAACAACCCTCGTAGCAATACTCTAGTCCTCAACCTTTTTCTCTTTGAGGCTTTTTAGGTAGGTTTCCACTAATCGTAACTCAATAAGTATCTCAACCCCATTCTCCATTTCCCGTTGGTTAAACCAAGTCAAAAACCCGCCCTATCCTTTAAGTGCCTTTTATAGCCATCAACAAATTCAATAACAGCTTCCCGTTCTCGTTGGTGGAGTAGGTTTTCTACATATTTCCATAAATCATCTATTGCCAAAGTTATTTCATTGTCGTGCTTGTAGGATAACTCTAGTGCCTTTTCTTCAAACCTTTTCCTTATTTCTTCTATTTCCTGTTTGTCTTGTTTCATTGTTTTTTCCTTTTTCTCCATACCTCTCTGTAGACCTTCCAATCAAACTTTTTACACCTCACACCCCCACAGTAATAGCAAGACTCTTCCAACCTTTTCACGCCCTCAGCGCCAATAAATAAGAACGGAAAGTGGGGATCCACGAATATACCATCCGCAGATATTTCGCCCACGGTGATGTGGTCAGCCATACTCACCCCTTTTTCCTTTCCTGTAGGTAGGTTTCCAACATTTCCCTCACGGTTTTTGCTACTACCCATTGGTTATCGTAAAAGTCCGCAAACCCCCGAAAAGCCCCCTCCACCACCCTGTCCTCACGGGATTGGAGTTCTTGTATTAAGTCCTCGCTGTCATGGTAGAGTTTATATGCGTGAACATGTTTACTAACGATTTCCTCTATAGACTTACTCATCGTTTCCTTCCGATAGTTTAATGGCTTCTTCCAACCTACCCTTAGTTGTCTTGTATGCCAAAAGCAACCCCTCCGCCTGTTTTCTCTTCCCGTTGCCAAAGAAGGAAGTTTTAAGGTTCTCGTTGGATAAGAGCTGTCTTTCCCAACTATCTATCATGTGGTTCAAGAACGAAAGCATCTGTTTCTCCACAGGCTCTTCCCAACTCATTTTAGGCATTACATATGCAATTTTCCCCATATCCTTAGACTTACTCATCGTTTCCTTTCATCAACGAACTTCTAATCTTCTTGCACCCGAAACACACCTGAGTGAGGGCGTCGTGAAAGGTCGAGTAAATTGCCTGTTGTGTATGCCTACCCTCACACTTCTGGATATGTTTTCTTACACCTTCTTGTGTCTCAATAAACTCGTAGGTAAATGTCATCTTTTACTCTCTTTCAATACTTTTAGGTTCTTCAAATGCCCCAAACACCACTTGTCTAGTTTTTTATAGGTAGCAGCCCAAGCAGCCCAAGCAGCCCAAGCAGCAGCCTCAGCAGCCTCAGCAGCAGCCTCAGCAGCCCTAGCAGCAGCCCTAGCAGCAGCCTCAGCAGCAGCCTCAGCAGCCCTAGCAGCAGCCCTAGCAGCAGCCCTAGCAGCAGCCCTAGCAGCCCAAGCAGCAGCCTCAGCAGCCCAAGCAGCCTCAGCAGCCCTAGCAGCCCAAGCAGCAGCCTCAGCAGCAGCCTCTTGATTTTTCTTTGTTGGGTTTTTAGCGTATCTTTCGGCTGCTTCTATCGCCTCTCTTGGCCTTTTATCATTTGGGTATTCTTTTTCAAATTCTTTTAACACAAGACTTGCGGCGTAAATGGCAAATAACACACTGTCTGTTTTAGTCCAAGCGTAGGTTTTAACCACTCGCATTTCTTCCCAGACCTCTTTATCTTCTTCTGATAAATGTTTTCCTTTAACCTCGACTTCGGCTAATATCTCACCTTGAACATAGGAAAACGCCTGATAAATACCCTTTGAGCAGTGAAAACCCGCACTACAGAGTTCTAAATCTCCGTCAAATGTGCACCACTTGCCTAACCTCCATTTGTGGTTTCCGTTTTCTGACCTATTTCCTTCTCGTATGAACTTGTATCTTCTTTGTATGTTCATTTTCTCCTCCACCATAAATAAGTAAGACCGCTAGGCTCCACGATTTCCCCACAAGTACTGCAATAAACCACTGTTCCGTAGTCCCTAGTCCTTATATCGTGTCCTAAAATCTTGCAGATAAGTTTCACATTTTTATATTACCTCATTTGTCAAGCTTGTCAAGGGCTAATTTTCTCTCCCTAGCCCTCATAAAATTATCTAAATCATCAGCCCCCCGTACGTCTAGCATACATTCCCCGCAGAGTTTATATCTCTCTCCCCCGTGCCTTAGTAAGTGAACTTTTCTATGCATATGCTCAAACTGCTTCCACCGGCCTTCCAGAAACATCATCGACTTGCCTATACCAATGCCGCAGAAGTCGCAGGTGTTGGGCATTATCCTTTTTAGAAGGTAGCTTCTGTGCTTTCTGCTATCCTTAGGCAGATTAGAAAATCTTTTACCTTTTGTGTTTATCTCCATTGTCATTCGGTCTTTGCTGTCAATGATGTAACTAAATCCCTATACTTATCCCTTATGCCTATAAGCTCCTCCGTCTGCCACTTGTGGGTTTGCTTCTTTCTGATCCACATTTCCTCGACCTTTTTAAGCCCGTACTTCTTAATCATCCGGGGGGTGTACTCGTCCTTATTCCCGGACTTCATAACATTACATCCGTAACAAGCCGCGTGAACCGCCTCCTCGTCAAAGAGAATAGTTGCTCCCCTACCATCAACAAAATGAGAGGCTTGTAGCTTCCCAAACGGGTAAACCCTATCACAAGTGAAACATTTGCCTCTCTCTGCGGTTCCGGTAGTCGCTAGACAATCCCTCAATCTTATGTATTTACTAAACTCTGTCCAGGCGGCCTTTTTAAGCTGTGGTATAGTTCTTTTCCTCATAAGTAACCCCCTGGGCAGTCGTTTTGGTCAGAACCCCCGAAAACGGAGGAATTATCCAACCATACGTCCTGCCCTTGTGGGCTTTTGTCGAAGGCAGTCTGTTTAGTCTCTACCGCCAGGCAGATGGCCTTCCTAAAACTCACAAATCTACAGTTCCGTTCTCTTTACACTTCCAGCATCTCCCTTTCTTATTAGTCGTACTCTTTCCCAGTACCCTTACATTTAGGGCATACTGTCCTAAACCGAGTATTCTTTTCGAGCAACATTATCATCTCCTATAACCCACTTAAAGGGCTTCTCGGACTGTGGCACATCCGTTAATTCCCAATCAACCGACCTATCTTTTTGGGGTATTGAAACTATCTGATAGCCCAATTCGCGCAATTCGCGCAGTCGGGTTGGAGCTTGTTTGATTCTCATCTCGTAAGTAGCCTCGTAGGAGTTCAACTTACCAACCTTTAACCTTTCGAGGATTCGCTGTTGTTGTGTTTTCATCAGTCCTTGCCCTCGTTTCTTTCGTCAGCTTCTTCTTTGGCGTCCATTACAAGCTCCATGTCGTGTTCATTATTGTACCCATCAAACGAGTTCAACATTGCGTCCATCTTGTCCCTGAACCCTTGAAAAATCTCTGCTAAATCTTCCTTGTACATCAATCCTTGATTCTTCCACTCTTTTAACCCGTCAAACCCAATCCCTACAATCCTAAAGCAGTCAGCAAATCCCACAGTCCCGTCTTCCGCACCGTTCCTGTATATCTTGATGTCTTCGTCCTCGTAGATTAGATTTCCTTCCTTTGCTTTCCAGCTCATTTGTATAAATTCTCCTCGTAACAAGGTGTCCCGTGAGCAAACCACGCGTTCCAAGTCTTTCCGGAAGCTTCAAACATTTGGTGAGCAACATCCGTGTTCTTGTACGGATCAAGCATTGCAGTCAGCCCCCCTACTTCTGGCCAATGTTGAGAATTTATCTGGAATAGCCCGGCGTCTGCTCTCGCGCTCCAACCAACGGAGGGGTCATTTACGCCAAGTGCGTCTTCTTTCCAACCGCTCTCACATTGAACAATAGCTAGAGCCTCTTTACAGCGTTCTTCGAATTTCTTACAAACATACTCTTTAATCGGCGTATCTACTGTAACGGGGTATTCTAGTGTTACTTGAACAATCGGTGTTAAAAGAGGTCTTTTCTCAACCCTAAACCAGCCGCTTTCTACATTTACTTGTAGATACGGAGGAATTATTTTGTTAGAATCGTACCAAGAGCTTACTGCCAAAAAAGCACCAAAGAGAGCACCACCTACTATTAGAAACATGGCTCCTATTAAGACTTTTCGGCGGGGGCTCTTATTCATGCTTCCACCGTCAAAAGTTTATACTCGGATAATTCCATTGAGTGTTTCCAAGCAACAGCCCTATCTGCCAAATCCGTCATGCCAACCTCAAAGATAGTTGGGTCAACCCCCGAAACATAAACCCTTCCTGTACTCGGACAGATGTACCTAGAAAAATAGGCTTTAGGGTTTGACTCAAAGAGATTTTCTATTGAGTAGAGTTCGTTTCCTCTCTCGGATTTATCAATAAGTTTAGCGTCTAATTCTTCTAAAAGATTCTCCGCACCTCTTATTTTGAGAGCGACCATTCTTTGTTCCATATTCTCGATCTTTAGTATCTCTTTAGCCGTGATTGTTTTTGAGACTATTCTTTCCCAGAGGGCTTTCTTAAAATTAACCCCAAACAGATAATAAAATTCCTTGCCACCTTTCCACCTAATTGCGGGTGATTTTTCCGAGTGGTATCTATTTTCCACGTCAAGTAGGACTAGGGGTGTAGGGACAATATAGAGCGTGTCCTCCCATTCAACCCTGTACCCAGCACCAGCTTCTTTGCCTTGCATTAAAAGCTCACAATATTCAAGATACTTCAAGTCGTTCTCGTTTGGTTTTATCCCACCATTTTTGTCGGGTTGCTCACAGTATTCAAATTCAAATACATACCAGTCAAAGTCGTAATCGATTGCACTCCCTGCACTCCCTGCACTCCTTGCACTCCCTGCACTCCCTGCACTCCTTGCACTCTCTGCACTCCATGCACTCCCTGCACTCCCTGCACTCCATGCACTCTCTGCACTCCCTGCACTCCATGCACTCTCTGCACTCCTTGCACTCCCTGCACTCCATGCACTCTCTGCACTCCATGCACTCTCCGCTACCTCGTCCCACTTCTTATCGAATATATCCTTGAACCATATAACTTTTTTGGGTCTTAGAAGCCCGAACAGGTCGTAGGTTTTCATAAGGCATTCCGTGGCAGTCTTTTTATCTAGCACAAAGCCAAGGCGTTCAATGTTCATGCACTGTCTGTCTATTAGCCTTTGGGTCGCAAGGGAGTAGTCCATTAGTCGACGACCTTTCTAATTTCAGCACCAAAATAGTCAAACTCTCTTTCGGTAATAACTTTATAAACTCCGGGTTCGAGGGTTATTGTTTTGTGTTCCTCGTGGCTAACTGTGCTGTCTTTGAGGACATTAAGATACCTAAAACCCTCAAACTCGGCAACGGCTACATTGCCGACCAGCTTATGGCTATGCCCTGTAACCTCACCTAAAGCGAGGGCGAAACTTGTTACTTTTTTACCTTTGACGGGCATTTTATCAACCCTACGGAAGGATAAATCACCATGCCTTGCTAGATTGTTTGTTTTTAGCATTTTCCCTTTCAATAACTTATTAATCACTTTTCCCTCACAATCGGCGAAACAAGCCCCTCATAATTAGCACTAAGACTCGCTCCTAGTGTCGCCATGAACAGGAGAAACATAATGCTCCAGAAGATTCTCGCCCCTAGAGTCCATCTATAAGCCTCCTTAACCGGAGCAGGTCTTCCAGCCATTTCTTTTAAGTGCGCCTCTCTTCCTACCTTGTACCTTAGGTCGTACCCCCCGTCCTTTTTTATTCTATATACCTGATCCCCTGATTGAACAATCATTTTTCAACCTTTCCGTCAAAATTAGGTACTTCGCTTGGATCGACAATCTCCTCGCCAGGATCATAACCCTCAAAAGGGTCTTCCCCCCCAAAAAGAGCTTCCAGGTTAATCTTCTCTATGTCTCCCACGTTCTCTTTGAACGCCTTGTGTGGGGAGGGGATAGTGCTGTACTCCGTGTCCAAACCCTCGCCAGTTCTTTTAACGGTAATATCAAACCCTTTTGGGTCGCCCCAAGCATCATCGCTAACGATGGCGTTTATAGGATTCATTATAGTAGCTTGTGTGAGTTCTAGTATCTGCACTCTTTTAGCCTTGTAGTTCCATACTGGAAAAGCCCAGAAATGCTTTGCTTCCCTTTTGGCCTCGTTTGAAAGAGCCATGAGGTCTCTGTTTCTGACTGGTTTGCCTCCTTCCCCGGCTCTGTCGCTTCTACCTACGACATCACCATTCTTATCAACCCAGTACTCCCAGCCGGTTATTGCTGAACCTAGTACTCTAAACTTATTATCCCCTTCCTCAAATCGCATATAATTGTTCTGCGTTGCCGGGGGTGTGTACCCTGTTGGCAAAAAGTTACTCATTATCTTATCCTCCTTGCAAAATTTTTACTCATTAAGTCTTTGGTTACGTCTTTGTCCCGGCGCTGCATACTAGCAACTCTCCCTGTGACCTCTCCGAGCACCTCTGCCCTTTTTCGTGCGTGTTCTTTATCGGACAACCACCCAAGGTCGTGGTAGACACCAAGTGCCGCAAGTCCGTTGGGGTCTGTACCCCTAAGTCTTTTTTGTGCTAACTGGAAAAGTGTCATCTTAGGCTTTCTGGAATGTCAAACCTTCTAAGAGCGTTTATGTATTCCACATCTAAATTAAGTGCGGTAAGTTGCATCTCCTGCAAGGAGATTACGTAATTTATTATGACTTGTGCTTTTGTAATCATGTAGAAATACTAGCCTGTGTTGCCCGAATTGTCAAGCACCTGTTCTTGTTGATCTACCGCCGTTTTTATCTTCAGGTAGGTATCTTCCGGGACGATTCTGAGGTTATTTTTGATTCTTGAAAGATAGGAGACTGAGTACCCTAACACTTCTGAAAGCCGGGTTAGGTTCACGCCTTCAAGGAGGTCTGCGTCTTCGATGATTTTATTGGTTCTATACTTCATGGGACACTTATACCACAATTACCAATATAGTCAAGATACTAAGATGCCGACGGAAGCAAGGAACAAGTTCCAAGCAACCATCGGCAAGAACAAAGTATACGATACTGACTATACCTTGTCAAGCAATCTCTATTGTTATAAACCAAGTCTAGTCAAAATGTAGATAACACCTGCAATAATACCTGCAAATAATTCTATAAATTTCATACATTGTTCTGATGGAGATGGCAGAATAAACTCCGCGTCCGGCATAGCCGTCAAACTAACATCCCTAACTTATTATAACAACTTACCGCTAAAGATTTCAACAGGACTTTGTGTATATGGTTTTTGTGCCGGAACTTCGGGGGGAAACTTCTTAAAATACCTATCTAAAGCTACGGTTAATTCGCCCGACTTTGCTAGGCGTTGGTAATTTGATTTAATCCACTTTAGCGCTGTCTGCTGATCCATTTAGTTTCCAATTCAAATAAACAATAGCGTTAAGATTAAAAAGGACCCCTGCAAAATGATCCTCGTCATCCTCACCAGAGAGTGCCTGTACCATATGTCTAAAAGCCGAGGATTTGAATCTTTCCAGCTCTTCCTCAGAGTTAGCTAGTGTCCAGTTATCCCGACCATACTTTTCAGCACCGCGTGTCATAAGTTCAGCCCAACGAGTCAAAAGTTGTTCTTCATAGGGCATGGGAGCAAGACATAGATAAAAGTCGGGCTTACCGTCTTGTAAATCCCTTCTCATACCACTTGCATAGTCTATTCTTTTACCCGAATCTTTAGTCTTGTATTTCATAAGTTATACACACAAGTTATCCACAATTCCAAACGGCACATTTAACCGTCAAATCAACACATCTAATAAAGTTATCCACAACCTGTCCACAATGCTTTAAGACACACCTAGGGATTGCTACTAGCTTTATTATTTAATCAATTGCTTCAAACAATAATGCTAAGAAACATTAAAGCCCTTTGGCTTACATCCACCGAGGTTCTAAACTTCGGCGACTCGGACACTGTCTGGTACTTACTTATTGCAAGAGCTTCCATCTTTACCCAAGACGCTGGCTCGTTTAAGAGTACTCCCGATTCCCACTTGTTAGCAGGTGTAACAAAATGTTGAGACACTTCGTTATATCTACTTACAAATTAGCACTCCCTACTTTGGAGCGCCTTTTATTAACATCGAATCCACACCAAATTCAATCATAAATCAGATTAGCAAGGGCGCTCGTCTAAGTCAATACTTTCCTAGTAAATGTTGTTTTTTGTGGCAGACAGCACAGAGCCAGATCACGCTTAGCGGTTTTGTATAATCGTTGTGGTGGGCCTGAATAAATCTAGGCGACCCGCAGGACGAGCAAACACTAGGTCTTTCCAGCACTCCTCCGTCAATAGCGGACCGAACCTTCCTGTGCGCCCTCCTTTTATCGGGGTTTTCCAAACGCCACTTTCTAGAGTAAAGTACACAGGATTTCTTATACAGCAGGTTGTCTTTTCTCCACGCCTTGTAATACGCTTTTCTTTTACTCTTATTCTTCAAATAATAGGATTTGACGTAACCCTTAAATTTAGCCTTGTTCTCTGGTTTCTCTAGCCACTTTCTGTTCCGTTCAGCCAAACAGACCTTGCAGGAGGAGCGATTGGAAACATAGAAATCTTCCGAAGTTAGATCGTCTCTGAGACAGACCTTACAAATCATGAGGGTATTTTAGAACAGAAAACTATGTTTGTCAACATTAGTTTGGGACTATTGACATGCTATGGGGATTTTGATAGAATTGGCAAGTTACTATCCCGCTTAGAGTCACACCAACCCTAAGCACCAAGAGGACACGTAATTTTAAGAGATGGGCCTGGAGATTGATTCCCCAGGCTCATTTCGTTTACATAACCTTTCCCTCATAAACCACCGCCCCGTCAACAATAGGATAGACCGTTGGGTAGGATTTTTTGCCAACAAACTCAATCGTTGTAAATCCTTGCGCCCAGTCAGGGTTTGAGACATACCGGGGATTGGGTGGGATGTTACACAAACACCCATTCTCAATCCACCATCTCGTTATACCTAACTGTGTTCGGAAAATCAAGGCTAACTTGTGAGAGTGTCCTTGAATCCCAGACATACCAGTTCTATCTATCATCGCATGAGCTGCGTAACCCGCTTTAATTCGAGCGAGTGTTCCGTGGTTGAACACCACATCCTTATGGTGTACGAACCTGTCGTAGGGGATAAAATCTATCCCGAAGTCCTTTAGCTGAAAGAGGTGCGGAATTGACACCACCTTCTCACCTAAAATTTCAAGATTCGCAAGTTCCGAGGCGATTCTACCAAGGTACTTTATAAGACGCTGTTCGTGGTTGCCTTCATACCAGCTAATCTTGACCTTGGGGTTGGCTTTATGGGCGATGTCGGTTATTTGTTTCAACACTTTTCGCCCTACCAATATTTCGTTTTCTAGCGTCCCATCGTCATAGGGGTCTTTGTCGTATCTACTCACGGGAGTGAAGTTGACAAAATCACCCAACAGATGGATTACATCGGGCTTATACTCTTTTATGAATTTAAGCACGACTTCCAGACACCTCAAGCTGTGGTCTGGAACTTGAAAGTCAGACAACACTAGGTGTTTCTCCATTCCAGACCTCCGTTTTGGTTTAGTCATAGTTTTGTGTACAAATTAAATGTACATACCGGCGTACTACCGGTAGGCAGGTCTCTCTCCTTTAGAAAGACCTGTCAGTTGTGGAAGTAGAAGCCTGAATAGGAAAGCGTCAAGATAGCGTTTCCTTTTTCACGAATCGAGTCCAAAAACTCGTTCATAAACTCCATAGCTTCCCACTCATCTCTTGCGTAAAGCTCCGCTTCTCCGCTTGTGCGTTGCCCTCCGCTAACTGGATGGTACGAATATGTAACAACCAGTTTGTACTTCATGTTGGCCTCCCTTAGTAGTCTAGCCAGTCAAAGAGAAGCATCCCGCAAAACACCCCAAAGATGAAGATTAGGATTTTTCTCACAACAGCCTCCTTTGTTAGAGTGCCAAATCCTACCCACGATGAGACGCCGTAGGCAGGGTTCAATACTCTAAAAACGTGTCAAACCGCGTGTAAGAGACTCATTTTCCGTTTCTTTCCCAAGCAAGTGTAGGTATTTGTCAACAAATCTTAGAAGTGCAATTAACCCGGAAATGCCGACAAGCCTCCAGTCCACCGCTCCCGCGCTTAGCCCATCTATAACAACGGGAATCGCTGCAAGTAGCGAGACTCTTAATCCTTCTATTAGTGCTTCTTGTAAAATGCCCATATTTTTCACCGCCCTATCAGAAAGTAAATAAATGCTCTCCATCTGCTGTATGTCTGAAGATTACCATCCGCTTGTTTTCTTAATTTCTCGTTCTCCGCTTCTTGTGAGCGTTTTTCCTTAGAAAGACGTTCTGTAGCAGTCCCCAGAGCTTCATTTTTGCCCCTAATTTCAATTATATCCCCTTTTAGGGTATCTGCCTCTACTTTTAACTCGGCGCCCGTTATACGCTCGTTTTTTAACTCTAAAGCATAAGAGGCGTTTTGTTCGTTTGCCAAAGAGAGGTTTTTGGTAAGTTGTTCAACCTGGGTATCTTTTGCTTCCATATCAGTAGCGTACTTGTCCTTCATTTCTTCGTACTTGTCGTCTTTATCCTGTCTCTCCTGTAGGGCTTTGTTTCTCTCGTCTATTGCAACAGCAAGTTTCTTCTCGCAATCATCATCGGTTTCGATTTTAGGTGTAATCCAACCAATAACTCCGTTCCAGTTGGTTCTTGTTGCGGTCTTTGGGGCTGAACCTAGAGGAAGATTTTGCTCAAATATTGTGTAGGAATCCTTCACAGGGTCAGACTTAACTATAATTCCTGTGTGTCCAAATCCACCACCCCATGTTTTATCAAAGAACATAATATCCCCGGCCTTAGGGTACTTTGTGAGACTGTTTGGTGTCTTAAACCACTCAAGTTCAGAGGCGTTGTAATAGATATCACGGGCATTTCCCCAAATATGAGAAAGCCCCAAGTCCTTGATGTAAACCATGACAAGCCCAACACACTCGCCCTTATTAACGTCAGTATTACCTACGTTTCTAACCCCTGTGTATTTTTTGATAAATTCTTGTAAAGTCATATCTACCTGCCTTTATACTTACCCATCGTTTTTTCCCCAATACCACCTATTGCTTGGTGATTTGTTCTACTAAAGTAAAATCCAATAACCAAGAAGAATGCGTTTCGAAGCTCCTGATTCTCAATCCCCGCAACTCCGCTGTATATTACAGCAAAAGTAATACCCAAAGCAATACTAG